CAAACTCGTTCAAAATGCTCGGCGAAGACGACGACGGTGGACTAGACATCAAAGGAAGTGCTAGTACAAATGCTGTTGACAGAGCTGGCGATATAATTGAACATGACGCATGGACGAAAGGTGGATTAGAGAACTTTAAAAATAATCCAGTTATATTGTTTAATCACAACTATGACAGACCTATCGGTCGTGCAAAAGAACTTAGTGTTGGCGAAAACGGTTTAGATATTACAGCCCGTATTTCTAAATCCGCCAACGAAATAAAAGATCTTATTAAAGACGGCGTTCTTGGAGCCTTTAGTGTCGGTTTCAAGGTCAAGGACGCTGAATATATGACCGAAACCGACGGATATAAGATAAAGGACGCTGAACTGTTCGAAGTGTCAGTAGTTTCGGTTCCCTGTAACCAAAACGCTGTCTTCTCTATTGCGAAGTCATTTGACAATATGGAAGAGTACAACAAGTTTAAACAAGACTTTATTCAGACTAACTCAATTGGAGCAGACGCTAAGATTGAGCAGTCAAGCGAGGCAATAGCCGACAAAACGGAGACGAAAATGTCAGAAGATGTAAAAACTCCTGAAGCAAGCCCTGAGTTCGACTTGGAAACATTCGCTAAAGAAGTTGCGGAAAAAACTGCCGCTTCCATCGCAATGAAACAAGCTGAGCAAAAAGCTGCTGAAGCAAAAGCACAAACTGAAGCTGAAGAAAAAGCTAAAGTAGAAGCAGAAGCTAAGCAAGCTGAAGAGCAAGCTGAAATGGAAAAACAAAAGAAAATCGTTGCAAGTGGGTTGTCAGGTGCTGAGAAACTTATGGAAGACGTTGAAAAACGTGTCAATGAGAAGCATGAAGATTTAGAAACAGTTGTTAAATCTCTTGAAAAAGAATTAGCAGAAAAATCTGAAGAAATTATGTCAATCAGAGAATCCAAAAGAATCTTTGCAGACAGAGGCAACAAAGACTGGAAAGAAGCATTTCAAGGAGACATTCTTGATGCTAAGATTCTAGGTCTTGCTACTGGTAAAGGTTACGAAACAGATTATGCAAAAGGCGTTATGCAAAAAGTGAACGAACATTCAGGTGTTCAAGTATCTTCTGCTGACTTCGAGCAAATCGTTTCAACAAACGTCGAAAGAGATATTCAAAACGAGCTAGTCTTGGCTCCTCTATTCAGAGAAATTCCAATGACTTCAGCAAACATGATTATCCCAATCCTTCCAGACGCAGGTTACGCAGAGTTTGCTTCCGGGCAAACAGCTAGTGGTTCTTCACCACACGGTAACTTAGCTGAGAGAGGAGACTCCTATGGTTCACCATTTGGTGGGGTCGATCTAACTGAAAGAACTCTTTCAACCAAAAAACTTATTTCACAATCATACTTAGGTAATGAGACTGAAGAAGATGCAATCATGCCAATTCTACCGCTTATCAGAGAATCTATTGTTAGGTCTCATGCAAGAGCAATTGAAAACGCTATCTTAGCGGGTGATGATGCTGACGGTGCTTTCGGTACCTCAGGTGCTTCTTTTGAAGGTCTTTTACACCTAGCAAGAAACGATTCAGACTACACACAGTCCTCAACTGCATTTGCAAGTGATACTGTTACAGCAGCTGAATTGCTAGGCCTAAGAAAGAATATGGGTAAATATGGTGTAAATCCATCAGATGTGGTTTATATCGTATCTCAGAGAACATACTTTGAATTGCTAGAAGATGCTGAGTTCCAAGATGCTAACCTAGTTGGCGATCAGGCAACTAAGCTATCTGGTGAAATCGGACAGGTATTCGGATCAAGAGTACTATTATGTGACGAATTCGCTACACCAGCAGTCAGTAAGTTCGCAGCAATCGCTGTTAACCCAATGAACTTCGTAATGCCTAGATTAAGAGGTGTTACAATCGAATCAGACTACGAAGTAGCTAACCAAAGACGAGTCCTAGTGGCTTCTCAAAGATTAGGTTTCATTGACCTAATTGATGGTGCAACTGCGAAGTGGGGTTATATGTATAAAGCTAGCTAATAGTTAGTATACTATGTAGTGGGAGTTCGCTCCCACTACAACTTTTAAAATATTATGGCAGACTTAGTAACAGTAAATGAATATAAAGACGCAGAGGGAATGAGAGGCGAGAAGAATGATGACCGTCTCAATGTTATCGTTCCTCAAGTTTCTGAACTCGTAAAAAGATATTGCGGGACATCATTTGTTGACTACTATTCTACCAATAAAGTTGAGACATTCAATATAAATGATCCGTATACCACGACAGTGATTTTAAGTGAATGTCCTGTAGTAAGCATAAACAAAGTGGAGGAAAGAACTTCCTACTCACAAGATTATGCAGAATTACTTACAAGCAACTACGATTATTACTTTGATGAAACCGCTGATTCTGTAGTTAGAACTAATGATAACGGTGGAAAAAAGAGTTGGGCACGAGGCATGGGAGCAGTAAGAATTACTTACAAAGCTGGCTACGCAGAGTGTCCAAAAGATTTACAACTTGCAATATTTGACTTAATTACATACTATGTAAAAGATGAGCATAAGCAAAGGCAGACTCTTGGTGGAGCAACTTTGCAAAATCAGGGTACAGCAGGACAAAGAAATAGTACTGACTTTCCTGACCATATAAAAAGAGTGCTTGACTTACATAGAGTAATTATATGATAAAAGATGTAGAAAGAATGCTAAGAGAGTCTGTGAACTCTACTAGTAGGGACTTCTTTGATAGATACTTAGAACACGAGTTTAGGATTACGAGAAGTATGGTTACTAGACCTGTTCAAAGAGAAGTCTATGATGTTATAGCAAAGTATCATAAGTGGGAAGCTTCAAGAACTAGACAAGAGAATATTTTTGAAGATGATGGTAGTTATACCCCTACACACTTTCCACAAGAAGACGTAAAGTTAGCAGTCGATACGGCAATAAATCGCAACTTACTAGATAGAAAAGCTTTAATGAGATTTTTCTCTAAACATCTTAAAAGTCATGATATGCCTACTATGAGAAAGGTAAATCAACATGAGATTGTATTAACCTTTAGAAAAGGTGTAATGTCTAAAGGAAAGAAAAACCCAGGAAAGGGAAAAGGAAAGTATCAAAAAGCTGTAGATGCAGCCTTAACAGATGCCTATAGAGACGCAAGAGCAGATGCCTTTGACTTATTAAGGTATCCAGGTAGTCGAACTCCAGGAGTTAGTCTTCCAATTAAAGACTATGCAGGAGAAAAACCGCCAACAAGAAGTTCAGCGGCAGGTAAAAGAGATGGTTACATCAAAGGACATGGTAGAGCAAAGTATCAATCAGGTCAAATGATAGCTGCAGGTGATGAACAAACAACTGTTGCTGTTATGGGTTTAGCAGATGGTTGGGATACTATAAAAAGAGGGGAGGCCGTAAAACCTGGAAAGTATCAAAAAGACGTCATGAAAATGATAGGTCAAGTTAAGAAAGAGATTATGGACGCTATCGCTATTGAATATAAAGTTTATAAATTTACAAAAGATGAGGCAGGTGGCGGAGGTATTGATGATACACTTAAAGTTGATATGCACGCAACTGACCAGAAAGGAAATTATGCTTTACAGCATTATGATGCAAAAGGTATAAGAAAGTTCATATCACAAAGAGCAGCAGCTATTAGAGATGATATGGTAGAAAGAATGGCTCACTTAGAGCCTGATTTATCACAATCTCCTACAAAGAGAAATAGACTTATTGCTCAAACGAACAAAAAATTAGTAACCGCATTATTAGGAGTTCAAAAAGCTAATCCTAATATGAAACTGAAAGTTAATAAAAGATTGTTAAAACAAGCTAAGTTAACTAAAAGACAGGTTGCAAAAGGTCAAGGAGCAGACCTTAGTAGAACTATAAAAACTGCAATTGCAGCAAAAGCTATAGGAACTGGAGGAGCAAAAGCTAAAGGTTCTCAAAGAGCCGCAAGAAAAAGTAGGAATACTACTAGGACAATGGAAAGTCCTATAGCTTTAAGAAACTTACTAAATGAAGCACTACCACAAATGGTAGCAAGTAAAATGACAGCACCAGCTTTACGATATAGAACTGGTAGATTTGCAAACTCAGCTAGAGTTGAGAATGTAAACATTGGCCCAAGAGGAGGTATAGGTATAGACTATACTTATATGAGAAATCCTTATGAAACTTTTGAGCCAGGAAACAAACAGGGTAGCGTACAAAGAGACCCTAGAAAGATAATAGGAGCAAGTATTAGAGAACTTGCCATGGCAATACTAGGAAAACAGCCGACACAAGTTAGGAGAAACTAATGGACGCAACTACAGCTAGAAAATATTCAACGCGTAGACGTTCCATAGTAGGAGCAATTGCTGATAAACTAAATGAAAGTTTAAACGGCAGCCCTCCTTTTAGAGCGGCAGTACAAAGTGTTGAGCCGAGACTTAGATTTTGGGACGAAGTAACAGACTTCCCCGCAATCCAAGTTGGAGCAGGACAAGAAACTCGCGAATATGAAGGTGGCGGGTTTCGATTTAGATTTTTACGAGTAACTGTTAGATGTTATGTACATGATGAAGATGATGTAATACTAGCATTAGAAGAGTTACTAGAAGACGTTGAAACTGTACTTGAAGATAACGATCCTTTAACGTATACAGATTCAACAGGTACGTCTCAAAAGACAGTAAAGACTTCGATTCTTTCTGTCGATACAGACGAAGGTGTATTAGAACCTCTCGGTGTCGGAGAAGTCATCGCGGAGTTTCAATACTAGAAAAAGTTACGCCGAGTAAATACTTGGCAAAGCTCTTTCAGAGAGATAGGAGAATAAAATGGCATTTCATTTTAGTAGAGATACCAAAGTATTCATGAAGTTCCATGCAAGTGCAGATGGCACTGACGATGCACTTTATGAAATACCAGTACTTGATGGGTTTTCTTTCAGTCAGGCTACAAACACTTCAGAGATTACTTTAAGTGAAGCAGCTGACGGAACTAACCTAAATAGTAAAAGGGGTAGAGCTATGTTTAACGATTCTTACGCTCCAGCGGAGTGGAGTTTCAGTACTTACATGAGACCGTCTACCTCAGACTCTAGTGATACTTATACTATCGCTGGTGGAGAAGGTTCACACGCAGGTAACGCAAAGAAATTTGCAGTTGAAGGCCCATTATGGGGAGCTATGTCTGCCACTACTTATAATCTAGCAGTTGGCGGAACAGGAGCACCTACAGTGGCTTCATTTGAACCAAACGTGTTTAACTTCCAAAACTCCAACAAAGTTGCATTAGGAGTATTTGACTTATTCTTTGTAATGGGAGCGGCTAAAGATGATGATGTATCAACCTATGACACATCAGCAGGCGGAGACGTTACGATTTACAAAATCGAAGGTTGTTCAGTAGGTTCAGCATCTATTGACTTCGATATAGAAGGACTAGCACAAGTTAACTGGTCTGGACAGGGTAAAATCATTACTGAGCAAGCACAGCTTAGCACAGCAGCAGGCGGAGAATCAACAAAAGGTCTAATTAACGAAGGAATTAGTACTACTAGTAACTTTGTTAGACAAAAACTAACAAGTATGACAGTAGCATTTGATGCTTCTGCATCAACAGGTACAGATGGTTCTCACCCAACATCATATAACTTGGTGTTAACAGGTGGAAACATCACTATTGAAAATAACCTTACATACTTAACACCAGAAACTCTAGGTGTTGTTAACCAACCACTAGGGCATGTAATGGGTACTAGGTCTGTAAGTGGTAACTTTACTTGTTACTTAAATACAGCAAATGATGGCTCAGCAGAATTGTTTGAGAACATGATTGAAGCTACAGGACAGATATCTCCTGCGTTTGACTTAGACTTCCACATTGGGGGAGCTGGACAAACACCAAGAGTGAGCGTATCTATACCTAAAGCACACTTTGAACTACCTACACATAGTATTGAAGATGTAGTAAGTTTAGATGTAGCCTTCCACGGCTTACCATCTGACCTTTCTTCTTCAACAGCAAGTAGTTCAGCAAATGAGATAAGTATAACATACACATCTTAATAATTTAACAATATAGGGGCGGTTCGCCGCCCCTCCTTACAGGGACAGGAATTTATGAACGACACAGTAAAACAACCAGTCAAATCAGTATCGCTAAAAAGTCTTATGACTCCAAGCAAAACTGTAGAATTTGACTATCCAGGTAGTGAAGGATTTAAAGTATCACTTTGTTACTTGGCGAGAGAAGAACTCGTAAAACTAAGAGGGCGTTGCGTCACTCAAAACTTCAATAGAAAAACAAGAAGTTACGAAGAAGTGATGGACGATGATAAGTTTTTATTTGAATACACTAAAGCAGTAATTAAAGGGTGGAAAGGATTTAAACTTGGATATGCCAAAAATATGTTACTACTAGGAGATATGACTCCAGAAGAGGAAGAAAAAGAACTAGAATTCACGCAAGAAAACGTGGAAGTTCTTATGAAAAACTCTACTGACTTTGATAGTTGGGTAACAGAGATGGTTGGTGACCTCGAAAATTTTACGCAGAGCAAGTAGCTTGGGCACTTGCTCTAATTGAAAGATATTATTCAGATAACATAAGTCTGGACGCATATCTAATGATGTGCGAACAACTAGGTCAAGAACCTAAACTAGATGAAATGCCACCAGAGATGGTGGACTTTCCTTTGGAAATACAGGAAGCTTTTGTAATTCACGCTATGCTTCCTGATAGGTGGGACGGTATGAGCGGGTCATATATGGGAAAAGATTGGTCTGCTCTCGAAGCCTTACTATCTATACAAGACGTGAACGATAAAAAAACTGTTTGCTTTTTCTTAAAACACATTGAAAGCTACTCGACGATGAGTATCAACGCAGAGCTTAAACGTAAGCAAGACGCCTCAGCAAGGCGAGCAAAAGCAAAAAGGTAAATGGCAAAAAAGAAAATACAAGCTGCTGAGATTATTATCAAAACCACCGATGGTGGTTCTTTTAAAGTCACAGGTAGAGAAGCAGAGAAACTAGCGAAGAATTTAAATAAGACTGGTCGAGCTGCTCAAAATACCGATAGGGCGATGAAAGGTGTAACCAAGCAGTCATCAAACAGTACTAAAGAATTTGCAAAGATGGCGACCATGCAAGGTGGTCTTGTTCAAGTCTATGCAACTATCGCAGCGCAGGTCTTTGCGCTTACTGCCGCATTTCAATTCTTAAAGTCTTCAATGGAGACCCGTAACCTTATGGCTGCACAAGAAGCTTTTGGAGCAGTTACGGGTACTGCTTATGCAACTCTAACTCGTAATATTCAAGACGCTACTAATAGTATGCTAGACTTTAAAACTGCAGCACAGGGAGCGGCTATTGGTATTGCTTCTGGACTAAGTGCTAGTCAAATGGAAAGCTTAGGTAAAGCGGCAACTGATGCTTCACTTGCTCTTGGTAGAGACTTGACAGATTCTTTTAACAGGCTTGTTCGTGGTGTCACGAAAGCAGAGCCAGAACTCTTGGACGAACTTGGTATTGTTTTGAGATTAGAAAATGCAACTACAAAGTATGCTGTTTCTATCGGAAAAACAAGAGAACAATTAAATGCGTTTGAGAGAACACAAGCTGTTTTAAATGATGTTATAGGACAGGCAGAAACCAAATTTGGAGCAATCCAAAAAATAATGGACCCAGATGCATTCGCACTAGGTCAGTTCCAAAAAGAAATGGACGACCTACTTATGGGTTTCCAAAAGTTCATCATTGAAGGACTAATTCCAATTATCAACTTTTTCAAAGAAAACTCTATGGCACTTATAGCTGCTGTAGGTTTATTTGTTACTCCAATTATCAAATCATTACTACCTGACATGGACAAGGCAGCAAAAGATGCCGCTGAAAGATTTGGAAAACACAAATCAAAAATGTTAGAAGATGCAAGTGAATTTAAAGCATCTATGCAAGGAATAGGAGATGCCTTTGCAGGAGGCCCAGTAGATGCAGCAGCCTCTAAAAAAGGTTTAGAAGGGTTAGGAGTAAAGAAATTCAGTGGAAAAGATGGAGCAACTCTTAGTAAACGACAAGTAGCCGCATACAGACGTATGATGCGTGAAAAGAAAGGTATCTATATGAAGATGAACGCTCAAGAAAGAAGAGCGTTTAGAAACCACTTGAATGCACAGGAAGCAATGTTAAAAGGTTCTGGCATTAAACAAAGGTCTATTGTACAAGGTGTAGAAAATGCAAAGAGAGCTGCTTATAGAGGTACACAAATGGTGTATCAAGCAACTATGACAGCTATGACTAGAGCCACAGCTTTTGCAGCCAAAGCAATGAATAAAGCTATGATGGCAGCTGGTATTATTGGTATTGTCTTTATGATAATACAGGCAGTTACATCGTTAGTGAACTACTTTAGAGACTTAGATGAAACTGCCAAAAGACTTCGAGAAGAGACGAAAGAAACTACAGAAGAATTTACACAGTTAAACAAAGAACTATCAAAGATGGCAGAGGTTAGGAGTACTCCTGGACTGCTAGGTATTACACAAATGTTAGAACAATCCGGTAATGCTATGAGTAGTACTGACCTTGCAAAAAGACTTAATCAGTATAATAAAGAAGTTGCAAAAGGTGCAAAACATAATAGTGACTTCATGAAACAAGCTAGAGCTATGGGAGATAGCTTAGAATCTCTTGCTCCTGAGTTAGGAGAACTAAATGAGAAACTACAAGCAGGAATACCACTTACTCAAAGTCAAATAGCAGGATTTATAACATTAGCAAATGCTTATTCAAATGCTGCTGGAGCTTCAAAAAGATTCTCTCAAAACCAAGAAACATTAAATAAATCACTTGATAAGCAAATACGTAAATTTAAACAACTTCCTTTCCAAGATTTAAGAACTGCTTTTACAGCAAGTATTACTGATTTAGAAACAGAACTAGGTTTAGACGACTCAGAAAGAGGTTTTAATCAATTTGGACTTAAAGGACAACTTGAAGCAGACCAAACAAGAAGACAAAATCAACAAGCAGATTTAAGAGCACAAAGTAGAGGGTTTGTAGATAATAAGGACAAATCTAAGACCAAATCTGTAACTAGAAACAGAGTTCAATTAAGTTTACAAGACGCTGCAGGAAACTTACTATCTGAAACTCAAATGATTCAGAGTATAATCGCTGCTGGGTATGAAGAAGGCAGCAGCCAATATGAAAGAATGATGAAGCAGTTTCATGAAGAGAAAAAGATTCGATCAGACATTGCCGCAATTACAAAACAGACAGAAGATGATGCAAAAGTTGTTGCATATAAGGAAGAAGTACTAAGACAACAAAAAGAATTAGAAAAAGATGTAAAAATCCTACAAGAAGACGGATTAGCAAATGTACAAAGCACTCTTACTAATAAACTAGAACTAGTCCGAGTAGCTAACGAGGAGGTTGGAGTTGCACGAACACAAGGAAAAATAGATGCAGAGCGATTACTATTATTAGATAAAGAAGAAAAACTAAGAGTAGATGGTTTAGCAGCAAGACTAGCTGAAAAGTC